AGAGAAATGAGAGAACACCCGGATTTTAGTAAATACATAGATAACCCAACACACAAGATTATATTTATCAATTACGAAGGATTTCGCTTGTTTGTAAAGTGGAAAAGCAGGAATCGTTATCGTGCAAAAAAAGAAACGCTCGGGGAGATGCTGGAAAACATCAAATTTGAAGAACGGGCGCTGATTAAGAAAGGATAAAAAATGATTTATTTACTAATTGCAATGACTGTTTTAAACTTCGCAACTCTTTGTGTTGCTTGGTATTACAAAATCAGGTTTGAAAAACGTGGAACGGATCAGAAGATTTTCCAACGAGAAGCGCAGAGAAGAAGTGCACTGTCTCGTGCAAACGGGTCTGCGTTTACTTGGGATAAAGAACCAATGATTAGAAAGGTAGTAGAAATAAATGGTAACCATTAATAAACTCGAAATCGAAAATGTCAAACGTGTTAAAGCGGTTAAGTTAGAACCATCTGCAACTGGTTTGACGATTGTGGGTGGAAATAACAATCAGGGTAAAACAAGTGTACTAGACGCGATCGCTTGGGCGCTCGGAGGCAATAAGTACAAACCTAGCCAAGCGCAGAGAGAAGGCAGTACAATCCCGCCTAGCCTAAAAATCACGCTCTCAAATGGTCTAATTGTGGAGCGGAGCGGAAAGAACAGCACTCTCAAAGTTATTGACCCTAGCGGAAATAAAGCAGGTCAAAACTTGCTGGATAGCTTTGTTGAAGAGCTAGCTATCAATTTGCCGAAGTTTATGGAACAGACAAGTAAAGAGAAGGCGAAAACCTTACTACAAATCATCGGTGTCGGTCCGCAGTTAGCTGAACTGGAAATGCAAGAAAAGGCTAAGTATGACGAACGTCACGCAATCGGTGTGATTGCTGACCAAAAGGAAAAGTTTGCGAAAGAACAACCGTACTATCCAGACGCCCCGAAAGAGCTAGTCTCTATCGCTGAGCTGATTCAACAGCAACAAGCTATCCTTGCTAAGAATGGCGAGAACGCCCGCAAGCGCCAGAATTTGATTGCTATCCAAAATCAACACGATTCAGCAGCTGCAGAAGTCGAACGATTGGAGCAGTTGCTGGCCGATGCTAAAGCAAAAGAAAGTCAGTTAGCTCAAGACTTGGCCATCGCAAATACTGACGCTATGGATCTTATCGATGAATCGACTGAAGAAATCGAAAAGAACATTGCAGAGATTGATGAAATCAATCGTAAAGTGCGTGCTAATCTGGACAAGGATAAGGCAGAAGAAGATGCTAAGGGTTATCGTGAGCAATACAAGGAGCTTGATAATGTGATTGCGGAGATTCGCAAGCAGAAGACAGACCTACTCACAAATGCAGACTTACCATTGCCTGGCTTATCTGTGGATGATGGCGAACTACTATACCTTGGCCAGCGTTGGGACAATATGTCAGGTAGCCAACAACTGCAAGTGGCTACAGCTATTGTCCGCAAGCTTAAACCAGAATGTGGGTTCGTGCTCATTGACAAGCTGGAACAAATGGATCAGCTGACTTTGCAGGAATTTGGCGCATGGCTCGAACAAGAAGGATTGCAAGCAATCGCGACACGAGTATCGACGGGCGATGAATGCAGCATCCTGATTGAAGACGGTTACAGCGTGAAGCCAGAGGTGGCACAAGCACCAAAAACATGGCAAGGTGGATTTTAAGAAATAAAGGAGAACAATCATGAAGAAAACAGAAACTTTTATCGTATTACGTAACAAAAAAACAGGCGAGTTTTTAACAAAATACAAAAGCAAAGAACAAACTCTTGCTTATTCATCACACTATACAGATGAGTTAAGTCATGCTGCAAAAAATGGTGTCGAAGCGACAAAAAAACAAATTGAAGATTTTACAAAACTAGCGAATGCATTCGATTGTGAATTGCTTAAAGTGACCGCAACCTACGAACTAGAAACACTTGACGGTAAAGAACCAGAAGAATTAACAGATGATATTGAAAAAACAAAGCATGAGTTATTTGCGAAACTTCTTAATTCGTTGGCGAATGGATTGGAGGACGATTAAATATGCAAATCACAAGAGGAAAACGGGCACGAGCTCAAAAGGTAGTTATCTACGGCCCTGAAGGAATTGGCAAGTCCACGTTTGCAGCTGAATTTCCAAATCCAGTCTTCATTGATACAGAAGGCTCGACCGATAACATGGACGTGGCGCGGTTAGACAAACCGACCAGCTGGACTATGCTTAACAATGAAATTGCCTTTATCAAGGCCAACCCGACTGAGTGCGGAACGCTCGTTATTGACACAATTGACTGGGCAGAATCCATGGCAGTTACTCATGTATGCTCTCAACACGGTAAGCAAGGGATCGAAGATTTCGGATGGGGCAAGGGTTATACCTACGTCCAAGAAGAAATGGGACGTTTCTTGAATAGCTTATCCGACTTGGTAGATATGGGTATCAACGTGGTATTGACTGCGCACGCTCAAATCAAGAAATTTGAACAGCCAGATGAGATGGGGTCTTATGATCGTTACGAGTTGAAACTCGGTCAAAAAACAGGCTCTAAAACTGCTCCACTAGTCAAAGAATGGGCGGACATGGTTCTGTTTGCTAATTACAAGACCTTGGTCATGACTGCTGAGAACGGCAAGAAAAAAGCCCAGGGCGGAGAACGTGTGATGTATACCAATCATCGACCAGCTTGGGATGCCAAGAACCGACATGGATTGCCAGATGAATTGCCATTTAATTACAGCGGTGTTGCTCATATCTTTGCAAGTCAGCAAGCGCAAATGACACAACAACAAGCTACGTCAACACTACAGCCGACGCAAACGGAATTGCCAATTGATATGTCGCAAGTAGCATCTAAACCGCAAAATAGCGTCCCTGAGGAGCCACAGGCTCAAATTGAACCGACGCAACCAATACAATATGATTCTAACTTGCCAACCAGTCTGACTGATCTTATGAAGCAGGAAAATGTAACGGAAGAAGAACTCCAAAAAGTCGCTTATATCCGCGGGCACTTCCCATTAGGGACGCCAATCGAAAACTTCCCGCCTGATTATTGGGATATGATTGTCGCACACTGGCAGGCCACCATGGAAGTTATTCAAAGCCAAGTACGAGCTGAGCCAGATTTGCCCTTCACGGTGTAGATTCTGGGAGTTAGAAATCATCGCAAAATACAACAAGGAGTATCTATGAAAGATAAAACTATTAAAATCGATTTGTCAAAAATCGCAAATACAGCCTTACAAGAAAAGGTTGACAAGGAACTCGAGAAAGTACTAGATAATATATTGGACCTCAACACGGAAGCGAAAGCAACCCGAAAAGTCACTATCACACTAACGATGTCAACGGACGATGAGCGTACTGTCGTTAAAACAGGTATGGAAGTCAAATCAACTCTGGCACCGCAAAAAGGCGTTGCAACAACAGTCATTGTCGGTCGCGATGATACTGGTAAAATTCACGCAAACGAGCTCAAGAGCGGTATCCCTGGTCAGACTTACTTCGATGACAACGGGGACATGCGGACCGACACTGGCGAACTAATCGAAAAAGTGGAACAACAAGAAAAATCTAAAATCATTGATTACAATCAAAAGAAAGCAGGTAACTAACCATGACAGAAAATCTCAAAGAAGCATTATCCTATACAGTCGAATTGGCAGATCGCGAAAACAAAATTATCAAGTCTGAAACAGGCCGGGAATACTACGACAGCAACCGGCACAGTTTGCGCGAACTACAACCTCGGCAATATGCACCAGCACTTAATCTACAAACACTGCGCAGTATGGTGGACTACCTCAAGTCTGATAATGACATTGTTAATTCAAAACGAGTTCTCGTCGTAGTGGAAAGTCCGCAGAAAGTATCTGTATATGACCAAGTAGACTTTGAATACGGACAACGCAATCAACTTGTTTGTGTTCAGGCTGCCGTGCCACGAATTCTCTTTGACAGCTGGCATGATCAGGAGGAATTTAATATCATGCTACAATCTATGTTTATTGACGACGTAGACCGTAGCATCGTGCTTGATTTCGCTAGCCACCTGAAGATTGAAAAAGGTGCTGAAGTCCAAGACAACGGTGTAAGCCAAGTAGCTACTGTTCGCGATGGTGTGGCAAGCCTAGCACAAGCTAAAACTCCAAATCCAGTAACCTTGCGACCATATCGGACCTTTAACGAAGTAGAGCAACCAGCAAGTCAATTCATTTTCCGGATTAACAAAATGGCGAACTTGGCACTGTTTGAAGCAGACGGTGGCAAGTGGCAGTTTGAAGCTATTAGCAACATTGCAAGATACTTGGCAAAAGAACTTGTCGACAACAACAAAATCACAATTTTAGCATAAGAAACAAAGGAGAAAATACAATGACACAACAATACAATAACTTTGATCACGAAATTGGATGGGAAGATACAATTCAAAAGGATTCTGAATTTGTCTTATTACCTGATGGGTTGTACTACTTTACAGTCGTTGGTATGGAACGGACTCGTCACATGCCGAACCCACAAAATCCAGGAAAATTGCCAGCATGTAATAAAGCTATTGTTAGCATCAAGATTGTAGCCAACGAAGGTGAAACAGAACTGCGCCACAATCTGTTCCTACACAGCTCGACCGAAGGAATGCTATCTGCTTTCTTTGCAGCGATCGGCCAAAAGAAAAAAGGCGAGCCACTTCGCATGAACTGGAATACCATCATCGGCGCAACTGGTGTATGTAAAGTCGGAACCCGACAATATAACGGCAATAATTACAACGAAGTAAAATCTATGCTCTACCCTGAAGACGTTGATTATACAAAAGTATTAAATTCACAACCAGGTCAAGCAATGCAGCAAAGTTATCAAACGCAAACACAACAGCCACAACACCCTCAACAACAACCACAAGCTGGATACCAAGCTGGCCAATTCTAGGAGGTAAGGGATGCAATTAAGACCTTATCAACAGGAAGCACGGGAAGCTGTACAGGCTGAATGGGCTAAAGGTCGCAAACGCACGCTCTTAGTATTGCCAACAGGATGCGGAAAGACGATTGTCTTTTCCAAAATCATCGAAGACCAAGTGAAAGAGGGCAAGCGGGTGCTTGTCCTTGCTCATAGGTCCGAATTGCTAGAGCAGGCTAGCGATAAGCTAAAGACTGCGACAGGGCTTGGCACGGCCTTAGAAAAAGCAGAAAACACCTCTATCGGTTCATGGTATCGAGTAGTCGTCGGATCTGTACAGACAATGCAAAGAGAGAAACGGCTGAGTCAATTCCCACCAAACTGGTTTGATACGATCGTCGTCGATGAAGCCCATCACGCTATTTCAGATGGCTACCAACGTGTCCTTGGCTACTTCGAACAATCCAATGTCCTCGGGGTAACAGCGACCCCAGACCGTGGAGATATGAAGAATCTCGGTTCTTACTTCGAAAGCTTGGCTTACGAGTATTCGCTGGTTCAGGCTATTAAAGAAGGTTATCTATCGAAAATCAAAGCGTTGACAATCCCGCTCAGCTTAGATTTATCAAACGTCAGCATGTCAGCGGGTGATTTCAAGGCGAGCGATGTCGGGACTGCACTATATCCATATCTTGAGCAGATAGCAGACGAAATGGTCAAGCAATGTGCAGATCGTAAGACAGTGGTGTTTCTACCATTGGTCAAAACTTCGCAGAAGTTTCGAGATATTCTTAATTCAAAAGGTTTTAAAGCTGCTGAAGTCAATGGAGAGTCCAAGGACCGTGCAGAAGTCTTAGAAGACTTCGAGAATGACCGTTACAACGTGCTCTGTAACTCTATGCTCTTGACTGAAGGCTGGGATTGCCCGTCAGTAGACTGCGTAGTCGTGCTAAGACCTACTAAAGTACGAGCACTATATTCTCAAATGGTAGGGCGTGGGACTCGCTTGCATCCAGGCAAGGAAGAATTGCTCTTGCTAGACTTCCTTTGGCATACAGAACGCCACGAGCTATGCCGACCAGCCCACTTAATTTGTGAGACTCCAGAAGTCGCTCAGAAAATGGTTGAGAACATGGAAGAAGAAACAGGTGTCATGCTTGACCTTGAAGATATGGAAGTAAAGGCAGCTGAGGATGTTGTCGCTCAACGCGAAGAAGCACTAGCCAAACAGCTGGAAGAAATGCGCAAACGCAAACGTAAGCTAGTCGATCCGTTGCAGTTTGAAATGTCTATCCACGCTGAAGATTTATCAAACTATGTGCCCAATTTTGGATGGGAAATGGCGCCTGCTAGTGACAAGCAGCTGAAAGCACTTGAGAAATACGGTATCTTTACCGACGAAATCGGAAACGCGGGCAAGGCTAATCTCTTGCTAGATAGATTGCATAAGCGACAGTCAGAAGGCTTGACGACACCGAAGCAAATTCGTTTTCTTGAAGGTCGAGGTTTCAAAGATGTTGGCATGTGGCAATTTGACCACGCTAAAAATATGATTGACCGCATCGCAGCAAATGGTTGGCGATTGCCCGCGGGCGTGAGACCAGCCGAATATGTGCCGAATTAAAAAAGTTAGAACAGGAGCGTGCAAGGATGGGACAAGATAATCAACTAAAAACTATGATAGGCCAACGATTTGGTAATTTAGTCGTTATATCTCGAAATTTTCAAAATTCAAAAAGTGGTAATGCTAGATGGAATTGCGAATGTGATTGTGGCAATAAGGCAACAGTGATTGGAAGTAAGCTCCGTAACGGTTACACTAAATCATGTGGATGTGCTAGAAAGAGCGAAGTTGCGCAAGGCTATGCCAAAACAAGGCTTTATCGTATTTGGCGTGGTATGCACAACCGTTGTTATAAAAAGGATAACGACAATTATTCTTACTACGGCGGTCGAGGTATTAAAATATGTTCTGATTGGCATACCTTTATTAAGTTTAGAAATTGGGCGCTGTCTAATGGATATGCTGATAACTTATCTATTGATAGGATAGATCCTAAAAGAAACTATACTCCAGATAATTGTCGATGGGCAGATTCAAAAGAACAGGCCAACAATAAGACTAATAACCATACGATTGAATATGAAGGTAACAGATATACAATGTCAGAATTCGCAGATTTATTAAACGTTACGTATTGGACTGTTAATAATCAATTAAGGCTTGGTTGGAGCGCTGAAAAAATAGCAAACAAAGCAAAGGAAAAAAATGTCAGAAGAAAAATTTAATTTATTACCATTATTAAATTATATTGACCCAGCCACACTCTCATATGAGGGGTGGTTGTCGGTAGGCATGGCCCTGAAGCACGAGGGATATACGGCCTCCGATTGGGATAATTGGTCCCAAAATGATAGCCGATACAAGAAATTCGAGTGCTTCAAAAAATGGGACACCTTCAACGAAGAAGCAGGGACGATTGTAACGGGTGCGACTATTACACAACTCGCAAAAGAAAACGGTTGGGTGTCACAATCCAGCTATGATAGCGAGAATGCGCACGAGTTGGGGTGGACAGACACAATCGACCGCGATTATCGAGTGATTGATAAGGACTGGATCGAAGGCAAGGAAATCCACGAGCCTACCGTCTGGAATCCAGTACAGGAAATCATCAAATATCTTGAAACGCTTTTCGAAGCTAGCGAAAATGTTGGTTATGTGACTGAGTGTTATCCGAAAACGGACGACGAAACAGGCGAGATTGTCAAATGGCTACCGACTAAAGGAGCTTATGACCGTACTGCTGGGCAATTAATTGAAGCACTTAGCAAGTGTAACGGGGACGTCGGAGCAGTCTTAGGTGACTATCACGAAGAAGCGGGCGCATGGATTCGTTTCAATCCCATGGATGGGAAGGGCGCTAAGAATGAAAACGTGACAGATTTTCGCTATGCTCTGGTTGAATCAGATAGCATGCCAATTGACAAGCAGAATGCCATTTATAAAGAGTTGGAATTGCCGATTGCAGCCTTGGTTCACAGCGGGAATAAGTCGCTACATGCTATCGTTAAAGTAGATGCTAAGAATTACGAAGAGTATCGGAACCGCGTTGACTACCTTTACAAGGTCTGCCAAAAAAACGGGATCGTAGTTGATACCCAAAATCGAAATCCAAGCAGACTGTCGCGCATGCCTGGTTTTGTCCGAAATGGTCAGAAACAATTTTTAGTAGATACCAACATCGGTAAAGCTGATTGGGACGAATGGTACCAATACATCGAAGACTTGAACGATGACCTACCTGATCCTGAAGGGTTGGCAGATAGCTGGGATAATTTGCCGGAGTTGGCTCCTGAGCTGATAAAAGGAGTTCTTCGTCAAGGTCATAAGATGCTGATTGCTGGTCCGTCCAAGGCTGGTAAGTCATTCGCCTTGATTGAGATGTCTATAGCAATTGCAGAAGGTAAAAAGTGGCTCGGTTGGGAATGTACGCAGGGGCGTGTCCTCTATGTCAATCTAGAGCTAGACAGACCGTCAGCCCTGCATCGTTTTCGTGATGTCTACCAAGCTATGGGATTGCCACCACAGAATATCCAGAACATCGACATTTGGAATCTTCGTGGGAAGACCGTACCGATGGACAAGCTGGCGCCTAAGCTCATACGTCGAGCTTTGAAAAAGAATTACATCGCAGTTATCATCGACCCGATTTATAAGGTTTTAACAGGTGACGAGAACAGCGCAGACCAGATGGCACACTTCACGAACCAATTCGATAAGGTGGCCACAGAGTTAGGCTCTAGCGTTATCTACTGCCACCACCACTCTAAAGGGTCACAAGGTGGCAAGAAGTCCATGGACCGTGCTAGTGGTTCGGGTGTATTTGCTCGGGATCCTGACGCACTCATTGACTTAGTAGAGCTAGAAGTATCAGAAGAACTACTGACGCAGCGACTAAATCAAGCAGCGTGCGAGGTTTACAAATTGGCTTTGCAAGAGCAGAACAATGCCTATTATCAACAGAATGTCGGACTTGATGACCTGTTGAGCCCCGCGCAAATGCGGACACATTTTGAAAAAGGTATTCCTGATGTCATGGCTCGTTCTCCTTACGCAGATAAACTCGAAGAAGTCCGCAACAAGATCCAGATAGCGACTGCGTGGCGCGTCGAAGGCACACTTCGAGAGTTTGCTAAGTTCAAACCAGTGAATATGTGGTTTAGCTATCCAGTACATACGATTGATGAAACGGGTGTGCTGGCAGATATCCAATTAGAAGAGATGACGACAAATTGGAAAAAGAACCTAGATAGTAAAAAAGCTAACGAGAAGAAAAGGAAGTCTGCTGACGAAAAATTTTCAACTGCTATGGATGTGTTATTTGACGGAATCAATCCGGTTGAATTGAGTGAAATGGTGGAATACTTTTCAACAGAAGATAAGCCTGTTAGTGAAAAAACTATCAGAAGATGGGTTAAAAATAACGGTGAGTTTGAAGTAAAAAACAATCAAATTTTACCTAAAGAATAGCCAAGGACAAAATAGGGACAAGGACAAACCCGAGGGACAAACCCGAGGGACAACTTCGGGAATGTCTCTGTCCCTTGAGGACAAACCCGAGAATGTCCCTGTGTCCTTGATATGTCCGTAAAGACAAGGACAAACCCGAGAATGTCCCTGAAAAATCGCACAACCATGCGGATTTTTAACTCTAGGGACAAACCCGAGAATGTCAGGGACAAAACCAGGGACAGAATTCTTCTCTCTTCGAGAAGAAGAATTTAGGAAATGTCCCTGAAGGTCCATGGGTACAGGTACAGGAACAGGGGCGATTGAGCTACGCCCCCTGTAACCCTGTAACCCTGTCCCCTGACATGGACTAAGCGCGAAATTAAAAAAGAAAGGAAGTGCATTTTTAAATATGTCTATTGAATTCTTTTTACCGATGGAAA